TTGCGCCCGTAGGCATAGATACCAAGAGTCGCCGCCACGACACCAGCGATAGACAGTATCCACGTTTGGAAACTCTTAATTACATTGACCATTGCCCTGTCCTCATCTGATCTGCCAAGCGCTGTGCCCGATTTGGGGTCTGTCGCGCCCAAAGTGGCTTCATCATGTTTTCAGCCGCGCCTTCGTAATCACCTGCCTCAATCTTTCTCAGCGTGTTCTTAAACTTCATCAGCCCTGAGATGCCTAGCTGGAAACTCATGTTAAGCAACACGGCTTTGCGAGCATCGTCTAGCCTGTCAAAAAAATCAATCGCATTTTCTAGCACGTTCAATCTGGCGTTTACATCATTTTTCAGCAGGTACTCTGCCTCGTCCTCAGAGATGCCGCCGCCCTTTCGCTGATCTACTAGCCGCCCGTAGCCAATCGTGGCATAACCTAGCGTATCGTTGTAAACGTGCAACACCAAGCCTTCGTCAATCTTGAGTTGCTCAGTCGCCTGATCTATCCACTTGCTTGATGACTCTGGCGATGGGGCTGGCGAGGACGCAGATGACGCCGATGACTTTGACGAGGCTGTCTGGGACTTGCTCGGTGATTTCTTGCGGGAGAGTGCTGTAAATAGTTGCGAGAGCATGGGGGAATCCTTCAGCTAATGTTAGTAATGCGCCGCCGATAATCGACAGTCTGACCGACCACCAGCGCGACCAGTTGCGGGAATCGTCGACTAGTTTCATACCGACTGACCCCTAAAGTAGGCAACACCATCCACGACATAACAGAACTCAGGGTAAAGTAACTTGCCGTCGCAGATAGTCAGCACCGCAAAACCGCTGGCATGGTTCTTAGGGTTATCCTCCCCATAGCTCATATGCTCGCCGTCAACCTCTGCTAACGTGCCTGTGTCAATGCCAAACCGTGAGCCGTTATAGTCTGACCATATCGTAGCCTGAAGCCTGTGTAGATGGCCTGTGACAATACTAATACCCGCTTTGACAGTATTGTTATAGGTTGCGTGAATTCCATTATGATACCGGTGCTTAATCATCAGGTTATCGTTAACCATCATACTAAGTACGTGCTTCCATGCGGGGAAGTGGTCGCGCAAAGCAAAACCTTGAACGCCCTCATATTCTGGTGCGGCCTGTGCAAGCCTAGCCTCGTACCTAAGATCGTGGTTGCCAATTGTCCACACACGCAAAGCATTGCCTGCCACCTTGTCAATCTCGTCTAAGCGCTCTGCTACTGCTTCTAGTTCCTCTTTGACCGTAGGCGGTCTGACCGCATCCCATGTTGCCTTGGGGTATCTAGAAACGGTAGCGCCGTCGAACACGTCACCGTTCATGCACACAATTGACGGTTGGTGTTTCTTGATTAGCTTAACAAAAGCCTTGTGCGCTACAGAAGCCTCGCCCGGATGATAGTGGCAATCACTGGCTACAAATATCTGCCCGTTGTACAGTTTAGCGTCCGCCCGTGCCATGTGGTGACGGTAATAGAATCGCTCGCTTTTCTGACCCGCTTGCGCCTCTGAGTTTAATGCTATTCCTAGCTTTTTCTCAAGCCTGTTCCTGCGGTTGTATATTGACCTTATGCTTATTCCTGTGGCGTCTGACAGTCTTGCAGGGCTTTGGTACTTCTCCCATAACTCTATAAACTGTGCGTCTGTCAATTGCATTTGCTACCCCTTCAGGTCGCCCAGCACTGTCATTTTTTTTATCATGCCTTTGGGAATACCGATTAGATTTGCACAGTCACCGTCAAACCATGTCTGCGCCAGAACTACCCCTTGCTTTGTGTCATCCATCAGGAAACCAATCGACCAACATGGGTCAAATGTTCCTGTTGTTGGTGCTCCAAATTGCCAAGCGTCCTTGTGATAAGCGTCTACCCACTCAACCAGGACTAACTTGGGTGATTTCATTTTGTCCACCGTTCCCAGATAATGGTAGTGGCAACACCAAATGCTGATAAGAATGCCGCTACTTTTAAGATGCGCCCTGAGAACCTAGCGAGCCAATCAAGTGCGATGAACGCGCCTTTAGCATTCTGAAATGCCGAGACAACCTCAGCGGTTTGATTGTCGATCTTATCGACCTTGGTTTCGACAGCCACTAGGCGGTCATATATCTGCTTGTGGCTAACCTCTTCCATCTCGACACCCTCAGTGGACTGTTTCATAACATAATTGTACTGGTGCTTACTATACCTTAGTCTATGTTTTTAGTCACGGTTAGCCCCATACAGAGCAATACCGACCGCAAGCGCTGAAGCAAGCATCTCACCAAATCGTCCGTCACTGCATTCAGTTGGCAAGTCTTGCCCCTGTATGCCCATGTAGATGCACCCCAAAGAACTGGTAATCACGACAAGTAACTGTGTCCCAATGACAGCGGCAATCAAATAGAAAGCGGCTTTCTTAGGGTCAAACATTACTTGGGAAAGTCCTGTTTCGTAAACCCGAATCGCCCAATTGTAGACAAGTCCTCCACATCCTCCCAGACGGGTGGGATTTCAGGGCCGTCATAGTCAGGGTCACTATAGTTGTCAGGACGCACGGCTACGTCTTGTTTGCGGGTCATTGACCCAGCCAAGGCAGACATAAACTCGTCATATTCTGGTGTGCCTTTAACGGCTTCCAAGTCCTCACGGGTATTGATAACGGTTTTAGATAGTGATTGCATGACGATTCCTTATCCATGTAAAAAGATTGTTTGTATCAGCCCATTTTGCATGGCCTGACCACGATGCTATAAACTTACTAAGAGAATCAAAGTCTTTGTGCTTAATGAATTTTTGCACTTTTCTCTTGGCTCTGACAACCGAATCTTTGCGGATCAACTTATGAGTAGCCCAAATCCTGTAGCCAAGAAAGTTGATCCCGTGCGATGTCGGGCTAACTTGCCACTTGCTAATGCCCATGCCCAAATCCGTTTTTGCGAATGCTTGTATTTTATCGAACGAATCTCGCAAACGGTCTGGGTCGCTATCCAGAATAACAATGTCATCCATGTATCTAGCCCAGTGCCTGTGGCCAAGATTGAAATGGATAAACCGGTCAATCGGGTTGCCGTAAGCATTGGCAAATAACTGGCTTGTCAGGCTACCAATCGGTATGCCAAGCCCTTCAGTCGGGATAATCTCACGCAATATCTTTAGGGTTTGCTCGCACCTGATCTTTTTGTAGATCATCTGGTGCAGTCTGGTGCGGTTGACGCTAGGGAAAAACTTGGCAAAGTCGGTTTTCAGAAAATACTTGTGATTATGTCGGCGCAATAATGCCTGAACGTGTCTGATACCGGCGTGCGTACCCATCCCGATCCTGCAAGCAAAAGTGTATGGCAACAATGATCGGTCAAATATGGGCGTGATTACATTGCAAACGGCGTGTTGCACAAGCCTGTCTTTGAAATCCAATGCTGAGATTAGCCTTGGCTTTGGCTCGTAGATAATGAAATTGCGGTAATCGCCAATGGTGTATTCGCCAGCTTTTAGCTCATCCTGAATCTTGATCAGATTGGCTTGGGCGTATTCTTTGAACTCCAAATAACCAAATGACATACGCTTGCCGCAAGACGTTTTTCTGTACGCCTCTTGCAAATTCTCCATTGTTGTTATTTTGTCTATCAGGTTGCGATGCTTTGCACCCATAAAATCGACCTCGCTTTTCGATGTTTCACTACTCTGCGTTCTGTCGAATCCTGAAGTGTATTTCCCGAGGGAGGACAAAACTGGCTGACCACATGTGGATAGGTCTGACCATAAAGCCGTGGCGTTTACGGATCGGTAAAACAATGCAGACACAGGCAAAGCGCGACCCGATGTTGTTGTTCGAGTTCGATGCGGCGTTGTTCCAATTGGAGCATCGTGAACCGGAGTTCGAGCCGTTGTTCCAGTTGCCGCCAAATAGCGCAGTGCTTTTACCCAGCTTGCCCCTGCTTTTGCCTTCGCTTTATCCAACTGCCTAACATTGCCCCGACTTCTGCGACCAAGACTTGCGCCGTTTGAAGTTGATGCACAGTCATGCATCGGATAGATTGAAGGAATCGCATCCAGAACCGCAAATGCGCCAGACCTGCATCTGCGGTGTAAATCTTGGATACTTGGTTGCTTTTGCCCGCTTGGAACAAAAGGTCTGGCTGACCCATTAGACAGTGCAGAAACATATCCCGTGCTACGCCGTGCTTGCGTGGCATTGATTGGGCGATTGGATACAGATAGGCAATCACCCTTTCGTACTTCTCCACAATAGCCATTTGATCGTAGCACTTGCCAACCTCGTCTATTGGTTGCATATCTTCCGGCGGCTTTCGCCGCCTCAGTCAAGTTGCAGGTGGTCACAGGCAAAGCGCGACCCGAGGTTGAGGTTCGAG